ATTACCTAACACAGCTTCTCCTGCATTTATCCCTATACCAATATCAATACCTAACTGTGCTTCTTGCATTTCGTGTTTTATTTGTAGAGCAGCTTTGATCGCTGCCTCTTCATGTTTTGCTAAATCTATTGGGGCATTGAATATAGCCATCATCGCATCGCCAATGAATTTATCGACCATACCATTATGTTCTTGAACAGCTTTGGCTTGTATGGTTAATGCTTTGTTCATAATAGCTGTCACTTCTCCAGGTGACTTCGTTTCGGACAAGACAGTAAAACCTCTAACATCTGTAAACAGAAATGTACAATAACGCTTTTCGCCACCAAGCTTGAGCAAACTTGGATCGTCTTGCAGACGTTTGACTTGTCTTGGATCGAGGTAATGCTCAAACTGTTTTTTGATCTGCTGTCGTAATTTGTACTGTTTACGGAAGTTTAGATAGTAAGCGACACTAGCTGTGATAAATTCTGCTATCAAGATGTAACTAAAATCTAGTAACAGACCTGCTCTGATCGTGTAGAAGCCATAGAAAGCAGTAGAGCAAAATATTACAGAACCAAGGGTAATAGACCAAGTAAGTCCGAGAAAAGAGCTTACAAGCCAAATGAAGAGACACAAAATGAGCAAAGCAGACAATTCAGCTACTAAATGCCAATATGGTATATATGGGCTGTTAGGTATAAGCATTGATTCAGCTAAAGAAGCTTGTATCTTGTGTGGCTCTAACAGACCTACTGGTGTAGCTAGTTGAGGCATAACGCCTTTTGCTGTTACACCGACAAACACGAACTTATCTTTGACAGCCATTTCTTGCAGTGTAGTTTGGGGTGTGTCAACCCAACTGATCCATTGTCGCCCTAAACTGTCCACCTTGGTTTGCGGTAAGCCTCTAACCCTGATTTCTTCTATACCAGCTTGATTTGTTTTGATTATGAAAGTGTCAGCACCAACTAGGCTTTTGAGTACTTGTGTGCCAAAACTAGGTATCCAGCCATCAGGTGTTTGCAGTAGCAATGGTAATCGTCTTACTAAATTATCGGCATCAACTGGGGCTGAAACCATACCCTCAAGTGCCACGTCAGCTATTATAGGTATGTTGGGCATATAACCTTGGAGTTGTATGCCAGTAGCCTCTTCACCTAATAGAACTGTACCTGTAGGTTTGGGATATAAAGCATTGTCAGTTTCAAAGGTGGCAACAACTGTACTATGCTGTTGTATGGAATTGAGGAACAAGCTGTCACCACCAAACCTATCTTTGTCTATAAATGATATAACGAAACCGACACCCAATGCGCCCTTTGCCATAATTTCATCGTTGATTTCTGCTAATCTTTGTCTTGGAAAGGGATAACCACCCTCTGCCCTAACATCACTGTCATTTATATTTAAAATAGTAAAGTATTCGCTTGGTTTATGTTTCTCCACAAAAGCATCAAAGACTTTGAGCTTTAGAATATCCAAAGGTGTGACTTGTAGTGCTAAAGGCAAGGCCAACAAAGCTATGAGTGCCAAGCCTATTCTTATCATGGGTTCTGAGTGATTGTGATACTAGATGATGACCCACCATTGATTTTGACTGTCTTGCTAACCCCATCTTGAATGAAGATGACTGTGTATGCGCCACTGCTATCTAAATCGAGATAAGCCTGTTGATTAACTACTCTTTGCATAGATAAGCGTTCACCTTGTATGAAGGTTGTGATTTGGGTTTCCGTATCTTGTCCTATACTTGTACCACTAATGTTGGCTGATTCCAGGTTTATGGCTAATTGATCTTCTTCCTCTGTAGCTAAAGCATCTAAGACATCTAATAAATCTTCTAAAAAATTAACATTGAGGTAATCTATATCTAATTCTGTAAATTCAAAATCTTCATCAAGCTTGAGGAAATCTTCTGCTAATAAATCGACATCTAAGTCGTTGTAATCTAAATAATCTGTGGTCTGCTGACGACTTTCTTCTTCTTGCACCACTACTTCTTTAGGTGGGTTGATGATTAGCATATTGTCTATAAAGTCTAGCGTAATATCTAGGGTCACTGGCTTGGTAGGCGCTGATTCAAAGACACTGGTTGTGGTAGCTTGATAGGGTTGATTAAGTGTCACTTGCCCTGCCCCTGTTGAAACTATGATCTCACCACTAGCATTTCCGAATTGATCGGGTAGCAAAATAATCAAGCTTGAACCGAACTCTGTCGTAGTGACAGTGAAGTCTGTACCTAAAATGGCGATCTCTGCGCTGTCAGTTGTAAGTTTGACCTTTTGCTTATCTAATGCCCCACTGATAAATCTAATAGTGCCTGAAGCAAATTTAAGGCTCATAGAGCTATTGTTTTGGTTATAGATATACTCATCTATCACTAAATTAGAATGTTCAGTTAGACGAACCTGTGTGTTGTCTAAGAAAGTAATAGCGACACGACCCGCCCTAGTCTGTACGTTGTCGTAGGATTCTATGGCAAAATCTAAGACTGCTGGATAAGGTTGGTCTCGAACTATCTGTCCAAAGCCTTTAAGTTCTGAAATATCGCCTATTGTGTCAGCATGAAGTGGCAGTGCCACCATCATTTTGCACAATACACCAGCTAGAATTCGAGCCATTAGCAGTTATCTTAAGGTAATCTCTTGCTAGTGTCGAAGCTTGAGTAATGTTAAAAGTGTTACTTGAACCATCTAAGTCAAGATAGAAATAACCTGAATTCGTGGCAGAAGTACCAGCATAACCACTACCTGAAAATGTTAGTTCGTTGCTATCTCCTAAAACATCCACATAGTTAGTAGCATATTCATAGTCAATATCGAACTCAAATTCATTGTTATCACCATCTATAATCCAATCTAAATCTAAATAACTGGCATTACTATCTTCAGCAATGGCTAGATCAAAGGTGTTGCTACTGCCTGTAGTTTGGATATTAAGATTGACGTAATCACTAGAGTTGGCTTCTAAGCTATTCATAACTATGTCAAAGACATTACTATCACCAGCAAAGTTCCAATAAGCTGTGACGTTATCACCATTAAAGTCATCTGCTCTAAAGATATTACTTGAACCTATCTGATTAATAGTGAGTGTCATATCGCTACCACTAAGACCCAAAGCAGTGAGGCTACTAGACGTTGCTTGTGTACCACCCATGAGGTTAGAACTACCTAGCTGTTCTAACTTTATTGCAGCGTTAGCCCCTGTCTGTGAGACAAAGATTTCATTATCTGCATATACACCAAATGAAATGAAAAATATAATTAAAAATCTCATAAGCTTTTCACCGACCAGTAGCCTCGTTCAATGCCCTGTTCAATAATATTAACTATACCGATTTCGATAGCACTTTGCAAAGCAATGGACTTGCTTTCGTTCATAGCATTGCCTGTCTCGAACTCGACTAACTTAGTACCATCAGCTATATATCTAAAAAAGTCGTTTGACAAACCAACCGATAAAATAGTTTTGGAAGTTAAGTTTTCTAACAGAACTTCACCTGTGCTAACTGAGACAATCCGCATAGCGACAACTACGGTATCTTCACGATATTGTTTGCTATTGCCAATACCTAAATATCTAGCCCCAATACCACCTGATAAGAGATTTGTATTGTAGTCAATGATGCCACCCTCAAACAAAATACCTGCAAAGAGCAAAGGCAACTCTTCAGTCTCGTCATCGAACTTTTGTCGTGTTGATCGTATAATCTGACGTTCTCTAGTGATGTGATCGATGCCAACCCTTTCCACAACACGAAAAAAACCTGATTGTTTTAAGGCACGAATCAAGTAAGTTTCGGGTGCTTGGGTCATAGCTGTCGAGAAACTAGCATAACCATCAATAGATTTACGCTGTCCTGTGAAGTCTTGAAACTTATATACAGCCACTACTGGTTGCACATTAGCTATTCCTACTTTGGTAATCGCATCTGTAATAGGTTCGTTGACAAAAGCAGATTTAGAAAAGCACTCGGCTTTGCCGATAATAGTCACAACATCTTTATAGTCATTGTCAGGATTTGTCAGACAGGGTGAGATGTAATCTCTATGAGTTGCGCAACTAATCAGTAAAACCGAAAGAGTTGATAGGTATAGTGATTTCAGTAGTCGTGCCATCAAGAGTATTATATATGCTTAGTGTTATAAATTGTCCATCACTGTCCCAACTTATCACATTGTCGAATAACACAAATGAACCTGTAAGTTGTGGGTCGTCAGAAAACAAAGAATCTGTAATCTGTCTTGAGATGTTAGATAATATTCGAGATTGTAAGTTGTTTTTCCATCTTTCTAATAACGTGTTGTTTTTTGCTCTGAGTTGTTCTTCAAGCTTGGCTTCTAGCTCAAGTCTAATAGTTTCGCTTCTTGTAAACTCTTGATTTTCTATGGTGAGATAGTGTGCTGACGTGCCTAGGCCACTGAATGACGGAGACTTGAATTGGAACTTAATTTCGTCAGCGTAGAGGGGCAGTGCTACTAAAGGGATCAAAAATATCGCACAGCCCATTCGCTTGTATTTATCAGTGTAGTAATCGTTAATCTTTTCTTTGGTCATCTCTATCTGCCTTGGCTATTTTGTTTGGCTCTATAAGTTGTGGCACACCCAAAATAGTCTTAATTAGAGTGTCCTGTCTTATAATCTCATTGTCAAGACTTCTGATCCTGTCAATCAGAGCTACCAAGATACCATGTTGTGAATCTAGCTTAGTGCCTAACCTTTGTTCCATAGCACTGATCTGCTCTGCCACCTTTTCATCTACCACGTCCAACTTGCTTTCCATGCCATCTACTATGCGCATGATAAGCTTGTAGATAAAAAAACCTAAACCGACAGCAGCGGCTATCGGAAACCCTAACTGTTGTATAACTAATACTAAATCTTCCATAAAGAAAAGGGCTGATTAATTGCTGTGATATTTAGGAAAATCAATATGAATAAAAAAGATAAACCAGCCCTTTTACTTCTTCTTAGTTTTTACCCTAACTTCCTTGTAAGCCTCATTAACATCAGGTGTTGATTTGTCGTCACCTATGTACTGACCTTTTTTGTTTCTAGCACGAACTTTTTTACGATGTGTGCCAGTCATCACGTCTATAAACTTTGCCCACCAACTCATGTTTTCTCCTCTTGGTTTAAAACCAGTTGTTGCTCTAGTTGGTTAGCTTTGGCCATGTAATGATTCAAAAGCTTTTGTAAAGCTTCAACCTGATTTTGTAAATCATTTACTCCGTCAGTTTTTTTATTTTTTTCTTCTGCCATTGGTAACTCCTTTTCTCAATGATAAATAGTCAATAAAATCATAAAGCTTGATGTTCCAATTAGCTTTAGGTGTTGGATAAAGTCTAATGATAATGTTAGCTAATCCAACGAAAGCTAACACATAAATTAAAATGTCTAAAATTAACATAACTAAATCATACAACATTAACTGCTGATTGTCTTAACGACAGATGTTGGTGTCACTTTTTCTGCTATTTGCTTGTCGATGGTTGATTTCATACCTGCAACTACATCAGAACCCATAGCTGTCTCTACCCAAGCTTGAATGTCTGCTAGTTTTACGTCAGCCAAAGCTTTAAAACTAGTGTGATCTGAGACATCAAGGCTTTGTGTGCCATAAATTTCTGCTGTTTGATAGTTGCCCTCGGCATCTTTATTGGTGTCATCTGTGCCTTTCAAACGCCAGTGGACATTGTAAATAACATCTGATTTGGTATTGCTACCATCTGAATGTGATGGGTAAGTATCAACTGTTGCTACATCCCATGTATATGCTATTGCCATATTAGTTTACTCCTTTAAGTAGTTTAACTTCTTCTTGTAGTTTTTCAATTATACCTAACAAGTCTTGATACCCTGACATATCTTCTAAGCCTTTGGGGGTGTGTGAATCCGCTTGTAATCTGTCAAGCTGTTCTTGTTGTTCTTGCATACCTGCTATCAGATGCACCACTAACTTGCTGTAATCCATTTGGTAAAAATCATTTTCTATATTCACAGCGTTAGGCACTAATTTTTCAACTTCTTGTGCTATCAAACCTTCGTCAGCTTTACCATCTGCTTTCCAGTTGAAAGCTACTGGATTTAGTTTGTTAATCACTTTCAAACCTCTAGCATAGCCTGTGATGTCTTTTAATCTAGCATCTGAAGAAGTATTGTAAGTAGTTGCAGAAGTGTCAACGAAAACTGAACCGACAGTCGTGTTGTTTCTTCTAAATTGCACAAGTTGTCCGTTACTGGTAGTACGATTAAATATTCCTGCTGGACTATCTGCCCTTGTAGCAGTAAATAAGCCACCACTTTTCAACTCGACACCTGTGTTAGCAGAGTTAGAAGATGTTTTACCTACAAATAGACCTGAACCATCAATCCTGACACGTTCACTACCATTTGTTGATATAGGTATAAAGCCATCATTTAACTGAATTTTAGAGGTTGAACCATAACCTGTTAGAAGTATTGTGTTGTCGTTTTCGCTAACATCACCAATACTTACTGTTGTACCGCTTTGTTCGATAACATTATTGCCAAAATCATTTAATTTATACGCACCATCTACCCTTAAATGTCCATTAACAAATAATTTACCGCTTGATGTTGTAGTGCCTATTGAAACAGCACCACCTGAGTGAATTCTGAATCTCTCTACTCCTGCTGTTTCTATACTGAATGGCTTAGATGTCCAAGTTTCTAACTTAGCTATAGAGTTAGATGTATCATAAGATAAGGTAACACCAGGAGTAGAACTACCAGCTATGGCACGAGCAGTAGATTTTATAGAACCTGCAACTGTAAGCTTTTCACCTATTGTGGTTGTGCCGATGGCTAAGTTGCCTGATGTATCAAACCTAGCGCTCTCAAATGCCCCACTTGTGTTAAATTTAGAAAAGACCAACGCACCTGTTGATGTGTTATTACCAGTTGATATTGTCATCACGCCGTTATCGTGTGTGATTTGAGCCGTACTAGAAGTAGAGTTAGAATCTCTTAGCAAAAATTGCGGAGTAGATTGTCCATTAGCGGTAGATTCAATAGTGCCTTCAACATCTAATTTAGAAGAAGGACTGGTTGTACCGATACCTACTCTTTGTGAACTATCTACTCTAAAAGCTTCCGATCCTGCTGTTTCAATCGTTACTGTATCGGCACTAGGAAATCTAAAAAAAGTGTTGCTATCGCCTGTATGTCCTAGTTTATCGGCTATAGTGACATCACCAGCTACATCTAAACCACCACTCAAGTTTGTATCATTAGAAACTGTTAATTCATCAATAGTTGATGCGCCTGATGTCTGTATAGATGGTGTTGTGATCTTATGAGAAAAATCGAACTCGTCATTGGTAGCATCCCATAAAATAGTAGCGTCTGTTGATGCACTTACTGCGTCTTGGATCGTTAAACCAGCACCATTGGCTGTTGAGCTAGAATCTCCTGTCGAATAGTTGAGGGTTAGGTTATTATCTTTGACGTTAGTATTAGTAGTATCGACTGTAGTGGTTGTGCCTGAGACTGTCAGATCGCCACTAACTACGAGGTTTTGATTGAGGTTTAGATTACCTGAAGCATCGAAGTTACCATAGCTGGTTACTGTTGTACCATTGAACCCTTGAAAATCTATTCCGCCATTAGACGTATTGTTTCTAGCTCTTATATTAAGTTGTGTTTGACCTTGTTGCAGTGTACCGATAGCGTTAGTGTGTTCGGTTGCCTGGATTTGTAGTTCTGCTGGATAACCAGCACTAGCCCCACCTGAAGCTATTTTGACTGCACCTGAGAAAGTAGTCAGATAATTACTACTTGCTTGATCTGCTGCTGATATCAAATTGTCTAGGGTTACTCCACCTACAACTATCTTGTCTGCACTAATGGTGTTTTCTACTGTTAGGTTGCCTGAAATGCTAAGTGTTGTACCATTGAAAGACAGCTTATCTTTAAGAGAAAATTGACCTGTATTGTCAATATAAAAGCCTGTATTACTGTTATTGAAAGTACCTGTGCCTTGATATAATTTGCCTGATTCTATCGTTATACCACCGATACTACCTGAAGTTAAAGTCGATCTATCAGCAGAGGTCGTGATGTTAACTATGCCTGTGAAGTCACTACTGACACCTGAAGCTGTTATATGTCTGACTTTTACATTGTAGGTTGTAGCTGGTTCTACATAAAAAGAAAAGAAAGCACTAGGGTAATTAACACTTGCAGAATCAAAGTTTGAATCAGTAGATTTTTTATAGGCTACCTCTGTTGCTATTATTTTTTCATCTGAATTATTTGTCCAAGCTGCCCTAATAAAATGCAAACGCATTTGTGATTCTTTCGTAAATTCAGTGAGTGTTAAGCCAGTTGGTGAGCTTACACTGTTGTCACCTCCTGCAGGTTCGGAAGGCAGAGTTGGATCAGCAACGTAGCTGATACTGTCGAAAATTGTTGTGCTATATTCTTTCAATGACAAAGATAAAGCCAAATATTGATTTTCTAAAAATTGAAAAGACATTTCGACTATCTCGAAATCTTTACCACTATAACCAAGTCTTTCGTTATCAAAGTTGATAATGTCACCCACTTGATGGCTAAGAAAATCTAGCGGTACAATGACGTTGATAATTTGGTCTTGCCTTTGATAATCTAGAGCTATTCTTGCCATTCTTTGTGCAGTGAAACTCGAATGAGTAAAAGGAAAGGCTAAATCAAGAAAGTTTTCATAATCGGCTGAAGCTTTACCTGTTGGGGTATCTTCAGACAAGTAGGTACTATCTTTATATGGGGTGATTTCTCCTGCAATATATTTGTCAGTAGGTCTAACATAAGTTGCTTTTGCGCCATTTGCTGAGGTTAGGCCTGAAGCTTTGGTTTGGATTTGTGCTGGTGCTAAAATTTTGTCATCTGTTATTGTGCCTGAAGCCGTACGTTCCTTGCCGACAATCAAAGAGAATTTACCATTATTATAAATTAATTTACCAGCACAAGCTGACAGCATATGTTCTAAAACCTGTTGTGGTTCTTCTGTTGAAACAAACTGACCATTTAAGGTGTATCTGCTTTCTGTGCCACTTGTGATACTCACACTGTCATTACAGTCGCTTCTAGCTTTAACAAAACCTGCCCCAGTAGTAGCATCGTTTATTTCGTCAGCGACAGCACCAAAGCCATAAGTGCTATCCATAAGATAGTCTCTAATTACCAGGGCTGGGTTAGTAGAAAATGCAGTAGTGCTTGTGACAGGGTCGAAAACCTTTTTACCCTCAATCTCGAAGCTCAACGATGGTATAGCAGTGAACTTCTCTCTATCGTAAATACAGTTGATATAAACGTAAGCAATATCAAGCAATTTGTGGTCAGATGTCCAATCTAAATTGGTCATTTGTGCGAGGGCATACCCATTTGCTGCTGTTTGATCTCCTTTTTCAAAAGACAATTTTATCAAACTGCCATCAGTGTAAGCATCATCATTATCAACATTGCGGAAATTATCGTCAACACAACGAAATACAGTTGCACCATTTTCTGTAGCAGAAACAAAGTCATTACTGTCGCTTAAATCTAATTCTTTTGTACCTTTACCTGCATCTATGAAAACTTTGGTGATGTTGTTTATTTCATGTCCAGCCACAGCAATAACATGATGTAAGATCGCATTATTGGTCTTATTGGTTGGGCTTGAAACAACACGCTGCACTATTGTGCCGCCCACTCTCGTTTTTCCATAAATAATATTTCTAGGTGCTATAGGGTTAGTTGTAGCACGTTTAATTCCTAAATTACGACCAGTTGTATCTCTATCACCTTTACTTGTTATGTAAGCTAAACCCAGTAGTATTGTGTATTTCGCAAACTCTTTGGCAAAAAACTGAGTTGCTGTAATCTTGAGAGCCTTGAAACCTTCGCCAAAAAAAGCTTGTACACCTGTGCCGACTAGGGCAAAACTGAAGGCTGCTTTGATTATATCTTTAAGTGACATTTTAGAATGGATGTGTTGGTGGTTGGTCGGGTGGTGGTTCACCACCATTAGCGCCACCGCCTGATAATGTACCCCAGTTTATACTTTGTTCTTGTATTTTTGGCACAAATTCTAGTCCCTTGTCACCAGCGTGTAGAAAATTTTGTGTTTCAGGTGTAAAAAAAGAGTTTTTAGGTCTAGTCAAATCTATCAACTGATTTTCACAAGCCACTATAACATTAAAACTGTCACCCTCAGTAACAGTTAGTGTGTCCATTCTACCCTTAAATAAAATAACTTTATCAACTTCTTGAGCTGTGTCAGGATGAAAGAAAAACATTTTTAAGGAGATAGGTCTGCTTTGATAATTCTCAGTCGTTGCATAACCTACTATATCTGCATTTTGTCCTGAGATTGTGATTACTAAAGTAGTAGAAGATAGTTCACTATTCTCTTCAACGCCTTGAATAGTAAGCAACTCACCTGCTGCGGTATAGGTTATACCATCGCTGCCAGTGAAGTTTTGTGTGCCTGTCCATAAGTTTACTGCCCCTGAATCAAAGTCTAAATTGACTGCAAAACCTATCTGTTGTCGATCATTAGCTAGTCTGTTAGTAACATCTGTTGGAATGTCTCTACTACCCATTGATAACCTCTATTGCACTGAAACTTATGCCATACAAACTAGCTTGATTGACAGACCAATTAGCTTGGTTAGAAGCTAATCTGAACTGTCCTTTAGGTGAAGCAAACTTAACATAATGTCCGTCAGTAATATCTTGTCTAAGTTTTGGTTCTGTTCTAACTCCATAGTTTGTGCTAGTCACAGTAGCATCTTCTACAGCTAAGAGATACTGCACAGGGTCAGAGGTTGCTGAAGCTGCGTTATGAACTGCTAGATAGTCCCCTTTTTTAATTGTGCCTGAACCGCTAGATAATCTGTCTAGCGATAGACCAGTTACACCTTTGACGTTCTGCTGTACTTTACAGTTTGCAGTCGATGATTCATCAACTAAAGCACGATCTACCACAACAGCAGTATCAGAAGTTTTTGAAGTTATCTTAAATGTGCCATTGTTATCATCATTAGTAGCGCCTGAAACTAAAATAAATGCACCAGCCAAAGCAGAAGCAAAAATATTGTTAGCTGCTGAAATTGTTTTGCTTGAGGCTGTAAAGGATAAAGTTTCACTGGTATCTGATATTAAATTGCTTGTTGCTAAAAAGGTCTCGTTGTATGTGCCTGAATTAGTTGTGTGTGAAGGATCGCCTAATAGAAATGTATTTTTGACACCTTGTAGTCTAGTCAAGAATGTGACCCACTCTACCGCATCTGATCTTTGTAAAGGTGGTAATGTTAATTGTGCTGTCCAAAAGACACCATCGTATTCTTGTATTCTTTGTCTATTAGTAAATACAGACCTACTTGCTGCTATGTTTCTATTGAGTGTGAAGCTTACAGTAGCGAAGTTAGTGTTAGTTGGTATATCTATAATCATCTGAATGTTTTCCTAAAAGTACCACCTCTTTGCATAGCTTCTGCTACAGCATTTTTTGAGGTTTCTGCTATATCAGGCAAAAGCTGTAAGACCTCGTTTCTTACTGTATCTTGCAGACCTGTGGCAAAGTTTATAGATTGATTGATAACCACGCCACCTGTCTGCCCTTGATGATGGTCTATAACAGTTTCGTTAGGATGTAGGATAGCTGGGAAACCACCCTTGCCATCTATACCCCCTGCTCTAGCACCCATACCAGTGAAACCACCGCCCTCGCCACTACTTAATGCATCTAAAAGGGCATCGCCTGAACTGACTGCTGGGGTACCACTACCAGTACCACTACCGAAGAAATCTATATCTGAAAACATACCGAACAAAGGGGCTATGATGCTTTGTCTGATTGACAGTCTTAATAAATCTGCAATCAATGAGTCTATTAAACTACTAAAACTTAACTTACCAGTTTGAGCAAAAGTAACTAAAGCATCTTCAGCACCTTTAAAAGCATTAACAGCAGCGTTACCAAAGCCAACAGTTTCTATGTTTGCATCAGTAAGCGTTGCCCCATAAGCCTCTAATGGGTTTTGTAAATTCGTGACTGAGGTTTCTCCTACATTTCCCAACTCTCTCAAACTTTCAACTAAATTTGAGACTTCTTCATTACTACCTCCCAAAATTTCATTAAGTTTGTTTTCTAAATCATCAGCGAATTTTCTTACCTTATTGCCACCAAAATCCGTGGAGGCAGCGAAATCATCTAGACTTTTTTTAGCCTCCTCCATTTCTTTGTCTGCTTTTCCCATCATAATCAAAAACTTCGACATATCTGTAGCATTAAGTGTTGCAGCAGCGCCCATAAAACCTAAAGCAGCAGCAGTTTTTTTTGCTGAACTGCCTACTATAGTGATGTTATGTATCATCGGTATTAAAGTTTTGGCGAATTCCTCTAAGCTATCTAATACATCTGCAATAGTTCTTATGAATGAGACTAAAGCACCTAAAACTTTATCTCTGATAGTCTCTCCAAACTTCATCACACCATCATCATTCGCAGATACAGTCTCTTTAGTCAACTCCTTAAAAGACTCAGCTAAGTGTTGCAAGATTGGTAAAAAAGCTATAGATATAGAGGCTGTAGCAGTTTTGAATTGTCTGTTGATGAAAGCCAAGGTATCATTGAATTTTTCTGACTGTCTTATGCCTTTCTCACTTAATATCAAGCCGTAAGCTTTGGCTTTATCTATGAAATGGTCGAAAGAAGCACCACCATTATCCAAAATATCAACTATTTGACCTCCAGCACGACCAAACAAATTAGCTGCTACAGTTGCTTTCTCCGACTGTGATTGCAGACCTGCCATACCATCAGCAACTTCTCTTAATAAAATATCCATAGATTTAGTTTCGCCATTGACATCTGTAATGGACACGCCTAAATCATTGAATATATCCGCCTGTGTTTTCAGACCTCTTTGAGCATCACCGACAGATCGTGTAAATTTTTCCAGTGACTTATTGGCTATCTCAACAGATACACCTGATTCTACTGCTGCAATTTGAAAAGCTTGTACTGTATCTGTAGCTATACCAGTTCTAGTAGCTACTTTACCAATAGCATCTGCAAACTCAAAAGAACTTCGTGCTATGGCTGCTACTGCAACTGAGGCTGCTGCGAAAGCAACTCCTGCTGTAGCTACACCTTTAGCTAAACCACCGACAACTTTACTCGCACCACCTGCGGCTTTGCCTAAACTTTTGAATGTGCCACTAGCCTTATCTTTAGCAGAGATTAATATTTTGTAACTTTGACTAGCCATTTTTTTGTCTTTCTGCTTTTATTCTAAAGTAAGCTGTCCATAATTGGTATTCTTCTAGAGACATTTGCTGTATCTCATGCAAAGACTTGCCTAGTAATTCAGCTAATTGGAATTGATTGTAAAGACTATGATTGTCTCTTAACTTTTTTTTACTTCTTCTTCAGGCTGCTCTGCCATGATTTCATTAGATACTCTGATAAGGACGTTACGATCTACTTTTGTGAGTAATGTATTTTTATCTTCTAAAGAAAAGATTTGATCGCCATTGGCATCTAAAGCTTTGTAGATGAGAACATAAGCTAACATAGTCATCTCATTGTCTTTTGCCATAGCATAAAGCTTAGAGGTTTCTTGCAGAGTTAGGGGTTTAGCGTAAATCTCTAGGGGTGCATTATCATCACCCCACTCAGGTACAAGTATTTTTTTGACATCAAGACTGTCAAAGTGTGCTTTAGCTTGATCTATTACTTTCAATACTAGACAGTGCCGATAGTTAATGCGCCAGTACCTTGTACTGTGAATGACCTTTCAACTAAACCATCGAAGCTTTGTGTCTGTGAAATACCTGTCACGATGCCTGTTCCTGATAATTGGAACGCACCTGAACCACTGCCTTCGGGTTGGAACAAAAACGCTAGACTACTGCCAATAGTCATAGCGGTTTGCGCTGTATCTGTGTCATCGAATAGCGCATCAATAGACGCTGTAAATGTATTTAGAGTAGCTTTGAAGCTTCTAGTAGAATCGCCCATAGCTGTATCTTCTACTGTGTCTCCTGTTTGATCGACAGTAAATGATCTGATTTCGCCAATAGCGTTACCACCTGCTTTTACTACACCTGCTGAACCTGAAAAAGTTGCCATAATTAAATACTTCCTTCTGTATGATGATAAGTTATTTGAAATGTCATTACAACAATTCCTAACGGATTAT